ATAAGTTAGGCCGTCTTTATTTCCTGTGTGTTTGCCAAAATGCTCCGTGGTGGCGGCTTTCATTTCATAACACTTGTTACATTCTTTAAGCGCCACCAAGTCTCCTATCCACACTTGGCAAAGCCGCAGTTCTTGCAAGTCACGCAGCCTTCCACATATATTAATCCTTCGGTTCCACACTCGCCACAAGTCTTTTCGGTGGCCGTCTGTCCGTCTGGAATATAATTCTTTAGTATTCTCGCAATACACTTGGCGAAACTGAACATATCAGAGTCACGGTCTTTTTGTAGTTGCTCTACTGTATACTGGATGCTCGCGCCGTGTCGGAGCCCAAGCGAAATCATACGAGTGAAGGCAGAGTGATTTGGGTTATCGAAAACGCTCACAAGGTCCTTTACAATGACCGTATCGCCGTTTTTGCCTACCTTCAGATCATAAATAGAGTTCATTGACTTACGTGGGTTCTTTACCAAGATACCTTCGGCTTTGTCTTTGGGAATCTCAATAAGATTCGATAATCCGCCCATTACCTCATATGGCTTATTGTCCATTAATCCAACCATAATAACCCACTTTTCACCTTGAATGGTGGTATGGTGGATATTACACGGCAGCTCGATGGGGCGCTTGGGTGCTGTATGTTGCGGGAATTGTTCAGTATTCTCGGTTTTCTTGGTCACCAGGACGCCGGTGCGGGAGCCTTCCACATAAACCGTGAGCCCCTTCAATCCTCGGCGCCAGCCGTCCATATACAACTGTCCTACTAGTTCGGGCGTCGTCCCTTTCGGGAGGTTGATCGTGGAACTGATGCTGTGGTCTATATGCTGTTGGATTGTCGCTTGAACTGCGACGCGCTGTTGCCAATCAATGCTGTCGGATTCCACAAAGAACGCCGGGATTTGGGGTGTGGCTCTGTGACTTATCATATTCTTTTCTATCCACTCCTGGACATTGTGATGGAATACTTCATATTCCGCCCATCGATCACCCAACTCATCGATGAAATCGGCTCCTAGGTCGTGATCGTTGTGTGACAGTTTACGGCGCCGGATGTAAGAGTTTCTAAACACTGGCTCTAGTCCAGATGATGTCTGCGACATGATGCTTACAGATCCGGTTGGGGCATTCGTCAGAATAGAAATATTACGACGTCCAAAAGTCTCAATTTTTTCAAGAAGATTTTTTGAGAGCCTTTTGAGATATGAGTTTTCCTTTTCTTTTGCCCAAGAAAATGCAGGGAACGCACCTCGCTCCTGTGCTAGATGTACACTCTCCTCATATGCTGTACTTTTTAATGTGGAGTATATCTTATCTATTACCTTGAGTGCCTCTTCGCTGTCGTAAGCAAGTCCAAGTCGCGCTAGGGCATCAGCTAAGCCGTGTGTTCCCAGTCCAGTGCGCCGTCCATTGAAGGCGGCCTCATATAGTTTAGACCACAGGACCCTCTCGTCTTCGGTGTCGGCATGCTGTCGAATGTTCTCTAGTTTCTCAAGCTCCAGCTCGACTAGGTCGTCGGATAAACGCATTCCTACGGCTGTGATCTCTTTTAACTTGCCGTAATCGAAGGTAGCATTCTTTTTGAATGCGTTCTTTACTAAGTGCTTAAGATTTAAGGAGATTAGCCGGCAGCTGTCGTAAGCAGACAGGGGTATTTCTCCACAGGGGTTCGTTGTGAGTGTCTTAAAATCGTCATAGTTGTGAGCAGGCAGGTTCTTAGTGATATTATCCCACATTAGGAGTCCTGGCTCTGCCGTCTTGGTGGCTGACTCTATAATAGTGTCCCAGAGTGCCGCGGCATCTACTTCACTGATGTGTGTGGGATCTTCGGCGTCGACCGGGAACTGCAGTGTAAACATTTCCTTGTTCTCTACGGCTTCCATAAAGCTATCGTTGATTTTCACAGATACATTAGCGCCTGTGACTTTGGTGAGGTCATGCTTCATTGTCACGAACTTCTCAATGTCGGGGTGGCGGATATCCATTGATATCATCAGCGCACCTCGGCGTCCGTTCTGTCCGATCATACGACAAACATATGAATAGAGATCAGCAAAGCTCCAAGCCCCAGTAGTAGTCCGAGCAGAGTTGTTAACGGGAGCACCCGCGGGACGCAAACCAGAAATATCAATCCCAGCACCACAGCGACGTTTAAACAAGTTAGCAAGGTCTTTGCCAGCGTCCATAATGGACGAAATACAGTCTGTAGGACTGTCGACGACAACGCAGTTAGACAGAGATACATTAACATAATCATTTCCTATTCCCATCATTGGGGATCCTTGGGGTACAACGTACTTGAAGTTTTGGAGGTAAGAATAAATCTCTTCCTCCGTGATAGAGCTTCCGCCGAACTTATTTTCTATGCGTGCGAACTCTTTGGCAATACGCTTATGCATATCGTCGGGGGTCTTTTCCATAAAGTTCCCCTTCTTGTCTCGCAGACAATACTTTGTCATAAAGACATTAGTGGCCAAATCGTCGCCATTAAAATAAACCAGGGTGGCATCCCTAACTTCACTCTCGTTGTACATTTTACTCTCCGGTAGTTTTCCTGAACTTCTTATACTTCTCAACTAAGTTCTGCTTCTGCTTCTTCATGCTAACTTCAATAAACTCATCCTCTGCTTGAGGCTCTAAAACTTTTATCTTAACGCTAGCTGTGTCCATCATTAACGGGAACATAACCCCGTCTGGACCATTTCTGTTCTTTGCAATGAAGATGCGACCTCCGTTTGTGGTCTTATCTTCGATCGTGCGAGAGATACTAAAAATGAAGTCAGCAACAAAGCATTTATTAAAAGCTTCCGATATTGACTCCATTGTAATAACCTCGGCATTTAATCCTGATCGATTGGTCTGCGAGGCAGTCCACACCGGGCATTCGTATTCGGTGGCTATGCCGCGGAGTTCTTCATAAATTGATTCCAGTTCGCTTCTCTTTTCTTTCTGAAATCTAACCGGTCGGAGAAGGTCGCCATAGTCAACAATAATCATATCAACATCGATATTGCGCATCTTAAGCTTTTCCAAATGGTTTCGAATTGTTTGTGTGCTGGCGGTCTTTGTAGGGTACTCTTTTACAATAAGGCGACCCTTGATCGCTGATACTTCTTCTAGAATCTTTTCCTTATAGGACATCAACTGCTGCAGGGGAATCTGCGTAAGACACGAATCATACCTAGAGGCAACGACAGTGTCCTGCAACTCTAGAGTATAGTGAACAACGGTTTTTCCCTGTTTGAGCGCCTGCGTTCCTAGGTGAACAAGTGCCATCGACTTGCCCGCGCCCGTGGGGGCAATGACAACGCCGAGTTCTTTCTGCCCTAGTCCGCCTTTGCTGAGGTCATCGATCAATTCCCAGCCCGTCGTGATCGGGTTGCGGAATCGTGGCTTGAAGCGTTCTTCAAAGTCTTTAATCCAATCGTACCCCTCGTCTCCGTTCAGTCCAAGCTTTAAAGAGTCATTAATGACTTGCGAGATCTCATCAAACGAAGAGGTCTGAAGTAGCCCGATAGATTTTACCATCGCGGACTTTAGATTTTGCTTCTTGCAAAAGTCCAAGGATGTATCTTTGATAAACTCAACATCAGACAAGTCAACAATCTGACTTCGAGCATAATATTCTCTTACCTGCTTGGCGGTGAGTTCGTTCTCGTTGTCTAGAGCTGAGCGGAAGATCGTTTTCATAATATCGCGGGATGGGTGGACCCCATACTTCTTGCGATAAGAAAAAATCTTATTTAAAAATAGCTTCAGGTAGTTAAGCTCTAAGAAGTTTACATCTAGTACTTCTTCGATCTGATCTGCAAACCCTCGGTCGTCGAGAATGAGCATACAGAGGCGTTCTTGGAATGACTTTCCATACTTTGAAAAGCTGGTAGGTTCGTTGTTGATTTTCATTGCTTCCCTCATTTATCTATTCTACTACTTCGTGAGGGCTTTGTCAACACAAATCCGATTCATTGTTGCGTGTAAATCATCCCAGTTAAACACACCGAAACCATCCTGGTTCATCATGCGAATAACCTCTGTTTTATTATAGTCGTATTCAAAATTATCCAGGGCGTAATGCACCTTGCTGCGGCACTGCAAAGACAGGGCTGGAGCGTACAATTGCATCAACTTGTAGTTCTCTATAATTACATCTCTGTGAGACAAAACGTTCGCGAAAAACTTTGCTTTTGAGTCAGTTTCAAGGCAACAATCAAAAATCTCTTGTAATGTCGCATCCTTATCTTCCCTAAGAAAATTGAAGTTTTTTGCGATAGTTTTGAGTCCTGCTCGCGGCACTCCCTTAAGATTATCCGACGGGTCGCCAGCGATGGCTCTGGCCATGGCGAAGTTTCGTGGGTGAATATCGAAGTCCTCAACGATGTTAACTTGGGTGTGTACTTTCTTCTGAATGGGGCGGAAGAGAAC